AAAATCTGTGGTGGATACATCACAGCTATCCAACTCTAATAAATGGATGTCTTATAGAGAGGCTTATTTTTCTATCCCCTTTATTGTGTCTTTGGGAACTGCCGGAAACCCTGTTAATGCTGGTAATATCGCCGTGACGGATTATTTTACTCCTGATGACGCTGCGACCAGCGCTGATTATTCTATTGGTCTAAAAAACTGGTTCGGACAAATAATTCATTCATTTACTCTTGACTATAACGGAACTACAATTATTCAACAAACTCCTTATATTAACATTTGGAATTCATTTAAATTAATGACTTCATTGTCTTTAGATGATATCAATACTCAAGGCTCTACTATCGGATTTTATCCAGATGATGCCGACACTTGGAATTTTTATCCAGCTGGTGTTATATCTCTTACAGGTCAAGGAACTTGTAATAATACTGATTTTGATACTGTCCCCGTTGTCAATGCTGAATTCAATAATTTTTCAAGCGGTGGTGGTAATGTTGGGTTTTTACGAAGACAACAATTAATTAATTTTGACACTGATGGAGATGTCGGAGGTGCTACTTACGGTGATTTATTATACGGCGGTAATGATACTGCGTTAAGGGCTGTTTGGAAATCATATGTCTCAAATAAAATCAATCAAGCAAACAATGTTAATGGTATTATTCAATTTTCAATAGTCTCTACTATTTATTTGAAACATATTCATTCATTTTTCAATATGTGTCCTTTATTGAAGGGTGTATTTATGAAAATGACAATGAATTTAAATAATACTACTACATTATTTAGGGCTTACGCTGCCGGAAATAACGCTGGTCTGGCTTTACCTCCAACCGGCATTACCTGTTCAGCGGTCGCAAATCCTTTAGGAGGTGTTAATCCATTATTAATATCAAGTGGTATTGATAATAATGGAGGAAGGGGATTATGTCCTATACCAACTCAAGGAGGTGCGGGGGCATCTCAATCAACAATCGCTTATAGATTGAATATTTCTGTCGGTTCAAGATGTTTAGACGCTCAATTAGGCGCAATTGTGGGTGCTACCGAGGGGACTTTATCAAAATCTGTTTATTTGTATATCCCTGCTTATACATTCAATCCAGTTTTTGAACAGGCTTATTTGTCATCTCCTATTAAACAAATCAAATACACTGATGTTTATCAATACCAAGTCCTTAATGTTGGACCAAATAGCAATTTTAACAACTTATTGACTAACGGTATAGCAAATATTAAATCTGTATTGGTGATACCTTTCTATTCAACTGCTGGTAATAACGCCGTCGCAAATACAGGTGCCGGAGACGCTCAAGTCGCGTGTAATGTTAATACTGGCTTCTTAAACGGAACTCCTGTATTTCAATCACCTTTTGACCCCGCCGGAACTGGTCCAACCTCTCCAATGTGCTGGCTTACCAATTTCAACGTCCAAATCAGCGGTCAAAATGCTATTTACAACACTCAAAAATATAATTTTGAACAGTTCAATAATCAATTATACGGTCAAAACGCTGTTAATGGTGGTTTAACTGACGGTATTACCAGTGGATTAATTGACCGTCAAAAATTTGATATGTCTTACAGCTACTATTATGTCAATGTTGAAAGAATGCTCCCCGTTGAAATGTCTGTCCCTAAATCAGTCCAAATCTTGGGTCAAAACTTATCATCTAAATATTTGGATTTATATTGTTTTGTTGAATACGGAGTTGAAGTCTCCATTGACGCACTTTCGGGCGCTCGCGTTTAATACCTTTTAAATATATCTAAACTAACTTAAAGAAATATTTATATAATAGTATATAGATATTATGGAAGAAGAATTTGAATTCGTAAAAGGATATGAAAATTTATATAAAATCAATAGAAATGGAGATATATATTCTTGTTTGTATAGAAAAAATATGACACAATTATTAAACGAGACTGGGTATAAATATGTGTCATTAAAAAAGGAAGGAGTAAGAGTAAAATCTTTTATACATCGTCTAATAGCAAAACAATATATTGACAATCCCGAAAATAAACCTGAAATAGACCATATTGACAGAAACAAAACAAATAATAGCATATCAAATTTAAGATGGGCTACTAAAGCCGAAAATATGAGAAACAGAACATATATGATTGAAAACCTGACAGAAGAACAGAAAGAGGAAAGACTTAAGAAAATCAGAGACTATAAGGCTCAGTGGGCTCGTAATAAGAAAATTAAGGATAAAGAAGCCTTGATTGACTTAACAATTATTTAAAACAATAAATAAAACGCTTTTAAAATAAAACGCTTTATTTGATTATATTATGGAAAAACGAATTATAACAATTGACGCAAGTCCAACTCAATTAAGAAAATTAAGAAAGGGTGATGCCGTCAGAATTAGAAAAGGAACAGGATTTAATCTAATAGTCCATCCAACAACTTATCATCGTGTCTCAAGGGCTTTTAATACTAATAAAGGTGTTGAGGTTAAACTATCTCCCGATGAAATTCAATCAAATGCCGAAGTAAGTCCCGAACAACATACTGAACTCGCAAATAGTCAAAATCCCGATGACGGTTCTGCTATGGCTGGTCAAGGTATTTTCGGTAAAAAAGGAGATAGATTGATGAAGAAATGGGGAATTAAAAAGGCTATGTATCAATTAGGAGATGATTTTAAACCAATGGTAAAGGCTGGATTATCCACTGCTCTAACTGCTGGTTCTACTGCTTTAGGTGCTTCAAATCCTGAATTATTACCATATTTAGTCCCCGGAACTATGATGGCTCAAGGGTATTTAGATGATTATTTAGACAATCCAGACAAATACCAAGGAAAAAGTGGAAAGAAACACGGACGAAAAATGGTCTCGCAAGCAAAACACGCTGGAAGACAAGCAATTAATGACTATATGAATAAGGAATACGGAGGCAATTATGATTACTTGAGTAAAAGCGGAAGAGAAAGCGCTATCAGCAATGCTTTATCCGCTAAAATAGCCGAACAGAAACAAAAACACTTACAAATGTATGGATATGGATTAGGATGCGGAGTTCGTGAAAGACATTCTTCAATTGGAAGAGGTGCTGGGATGGTGTCTTATATGCCTCCTGCTTTAGTGTCTCAACCATTAAGTGCTAATTTTCAATTTCAACATTTTTTACCTCCTCAATACCAAAAATATAATGATGGTATGGAAGGAAGTGGATTATATATTTAATATTATTACCACAATTTAAGATTTTGTTTATTTCATTATATATATAATGTCATTAACTGATACTCAATTAATAGAACTCGCTAAAAAGATGGGATATAGTCTCGCTGATGTATGTTTTAAGGATGAAATTGAAAGTCCTATAATCTATAATAAGCCTTATATAATCAATATAGAGGACAGCCACGGCGATGACGGACAAGCAAACGGCGGAACTCACTGGGTTTTTCTTCAAGTGAATAAATATCCAAATGAGAAGATTGAACCAATATATTTTGACCCTTACGGCGTCCCTCCACCTGAAAACATTAAAAAAGTTGTAAGAGAAACAACCAAGAAACAGGGATTACCATATACAGAGAAAGATATTCAATCTCTTATGAATAATGCTTGTGGGTTTTACTGTCTCGCAATGGGACATTTTATTAATGCTTCAAAATTTAGAAGTAATAGTCTATATGATGATGTAAGTTCATTTATGGATATGTTTGATGATTTAAATCATTCTGTTGATTTCAAGAAAAACGAATATATATTGAAACATTTTTTCAGAAGTGAGGACCCGAAATTAAGAAAAGAAATTGATGTCATTAAACCAATTGATAGCATTACCAGCGAAGATACAAAAGGAGGTATTGATATGATGAAAATGCCTGTTAGTGTCAAAATGATGAAGAAATAATCAATTCATTAAGATATATATATAAGGAAATGTTTATATAATCAATATATACAATGGAAGGAGAACAACAAAAAGTTTTATACTCATCATATACCGAGGCTCAAAAGAGGGCAACTAAAAAATATAGGGAAGCAAATAGAGAGACTGTGAATGAACAGAGAAAAAAATATTATCAATCAAGAAAGGAAAAGGACCCTAATTTTTTAATTTACAAAAGAGAGAAGGCAAAAGAATATTACCGTAAAAGAAAATTATTGAAAATCAATAAAGAATTGGAAATGACTGCTATTGAACCACCAAAACAAGAAACAGTTGTTGAACCTGTTAAAGAACCCGTCATTGAACCTGTTAAAGAGAAAATTGTTGAAATAGTCCCCGAACCAGTATTGAGATTGGTTGAGGTTATTATTGATACTCCTAAAAAATCTAAAGATAAAAAAGCAAAAGAATTAAGGGATAAAAAATTGGTTAAATTTCTAACAAAAGATATTGAAGAAATAAAAGAAAAAAAATAATATTGAATTACCAAAAAAACCTGTAAGGAAATATACTAAAAAATCTATTGAATAAGAATGTAAGTATTTAGGTCCTTTGGTTCTGTTATGATTTCTAATAATTTATATGATACTGTATAACTTATTAAACCCGAATATCTTGGAATGTAAATTTCATAAATATTATCAACAGGTGAATAACTGTCTGTAATGTTTATTAAATCTATAGATTGTTTTTTAACTCCGTCAATTGATATTACAAATAAAAACTCACTCAATACACTGGCTAATATACCTCCATATTGAGACATATCAATTTTTAGGAATTCTGCCCCTACACAGTCATAAGTTGTTGAACCTTCTGTTTGGTTCATATTGATTAAAAATATTTCAGTCATTATATAATATTATATAGTGATATTGGTTTAAGCAATGAAATTATTTTTTATGATGAAAATTTCAATATCATCAATCTCCATATCGTCATATAGTCTCCATTCAAGGATAAAGAAATCTTTTTCTGCTAATGTTGGTAATTCAAAAAATAATCCATTAATAGGCTCTGCTCTGGGAGATAATTTATTGTTAAAATTAGTTTTAGTAAATGTTTGTTTGATTGACAACGCTGAACGGTTTATACATCCGTGTAAATCATCTGTATAATCTATATCCATAACTTGATTAATAATATGTAAGTCAAAAAAGTCAAATACAGTCCATAATGGTTTATTGAAATTCTTTTTAAGATTTACACATAAAAATTTAGTTTGGTTTGAAGTAATCTTATACCATCTCTTTTTATCACTCATATTGACTTTTTCAATATTCATATATCTAACAAGAGGAGGAGATTGTGGAACTTCTTTGACTTCTTCTTTAACTTCTTCTTTAATTGTTGGTAATTCTTCTGACATTATATATATAAACAATATAAATATTTCTTTAAATGTATTTCTTTGTAAAAAATATAAGGACAAATAAATATATCTGTATATATGGACTATATAAAAAAATTGATTTACGATTTAACATATCTATTGGATAATGTATTTGAAGAAGTCTCAAAATTATATGATATTGAGGATAATACGAAATACCCCTATTATTATAAATTTGACGATACTAACGATATACCCTATAATAAGGATGACATAAATTTATTTTGGTATTATGTAAATTTCAGTAATATGTTTATAAAGAAATTCTATAATGACTATATTATAAAACCTATAGAAATCATTGAAAAATTTTATGTTTTTTCAAAAGCAAAAAATACAAAAACTGTTGAAAAAAATAAATCATCAATACTGAATGATGAACCACATAGAAAAATATATTTTGATGAAGTCAAGCGAGATTTAGAAAGTGTAAAAAATACAATGATTGAAACTTATAAAAATGAAATTAAGGACAAATAAATATATCCCTATATATGGACGATAAAATTAAAGAAATTCTTAAATGGAGTAATCCACTAAAGGCTAAACAAAAGGCAAAAAAATGGCTTGGAAATGATGTTAAACTATTCATAAGTTCTAAACCATCTAAAAAATATGACATCTATAATCCTAATACCGATAAGTATATATCTTTTGGTGCTATGGGATACGAAGACTATACTAAACATAATGATGAAGCAAGAAGGGATAGATATTTAAAAAGGGCATCTAATATAAAGGGCAATTGGAAGGATGATAAATATAGCCCTAACAACTTATCAATTAATATATTATGGTAAATACTGAAATTGAACTGGGTTAATTTTCTGTTAAATGGATTATTAGAGGTTTAAATTCTGTTGAAGGGCTTAAAAGGTGTATATATACACAATATCAAGCATTTTAATTAAGAAATAAGGGCTTTTTATCCGATTATTAAGATTAACAACCATATAAACATTAATTAAAAATTTTTAATTAATGTTTATATGGTTGTTAATCTTAATAATCGGATAAAATTTAATTAAAATGGAAAATAATGGGGGTTAATTTTCTGTATTTACAATATTATTATAATATACTATACATATATACACTATTAAAGCCGTTCAACAGAATTTAAACTCATTTATAATTTTGATTTCTTGAGTTTAAGTTTATTAATCTGTTTTGATATATATTTCTTATCGCGTCTTTTGTTTATTTTTTCTTCATTGTAATAATCGGCTTTACTTCTACTCGTGATTAAGAACAATTTATACAAATTTGACATATAAAACTCTGTCTCTTTCAACATTTTTTCTTCTGTGTCTATATGACATCTTATGAAGGATATTTGTTGAATTACCTCTCTCCAAATGTCCTTAAGTTGTCTCAATACTTGTTGATTTCTTTTTCTTTGAATTTTTGAGTATAATGTATAATATTGAATATTGTCTGGTTCATTGATTTTCTCCCCTTTTGAATTGGAATAGTAATTCTCTCCTTCTGTTTCTTCAACTTTATATGACATTTTACTCTATATAAGTATATATATCGGCTATTCTTTAATACCGTTTTTCATAATCTATAATTACTTCGTAATCTATAATTATGAAAAAGCAGTTTAAAGAATATGAACTAAATTTCTAAATGAATGTCATATTCTGTGATGGAAGATTTAATGAGTTGTTTTAATAATAATTTCTTAACTCTGTCTATAAGTCTATTATGTGTTTTATCATTTTTGATTTTCAGATTGTTTATATATTTTGTAATATTTTTTACATCGTCATCAAGATTATCAAAATATTCAGAAGTCATTTTTTTGATAATCTCATAAATTTCTATCAACTTATATGTCGTCATATTTTTGACATATATATAATTTAACATATCATTTCTATCAAAACCTCTCATATGGTTGTTGGAATATTTTATCATTATCCTCTGTTTAGTATTATAGTCCATATATGGTTTTAGGAATGTTGGTATATGGAGATATCCGTAATCACCGACTATGACATTATTAATAAATCTATCTCCCTCTACAATTCTCATAAATTCAATTATTAAATTATTTTCTGTATCACCTTCAATTTTTATGGAATTATATAAATTGTCAATTCTGTCTAAAATTGATAATATATTTTTTTTCTTAAAAATTTTCTTCTTTTCTACAAAATTTTTTATTTCTTCAAATTTTTGTAAAAGTTCAATATTAGGAATTTTTATATTTACCATTTTCTATATTTCTATATACCTTACAAATTTTTATATTATTTTTTTTATTTTGTATTCTCCAAAAAGGAATGACACAAATTTATACATTTTACTCCTATTATTGTCTCCTCCTTTAATTTTAGTATAATATTTATATGATATGTATTCTCGGATTACTTTAGTCGGTATAATATATAAGTCATAATCGTTATCAGGATATACAACGAAGTAAGCATAATAATCCGCTGTTGTGGTTGATATACCACTGGGTTTATTACTACACATATACTCAATAACAATATTTTTTGTAATATGGGTTAGTCTGTCTGATTTAACCTCATAATAGGTCGGTTTATTGTCCTTAATTACTTCAATGTCGTAATCTTTAAATAATCCTTGTTTTATGTCATATTTGTCATAATCAATATATTTCAATAGTTCATTTTCATATTTATTACCAAAATCCAAATCCTTATTAAATTTTATTGATGACATCTATATATAGTGTATAGAAATATTTCTTTAAATTATTTTTATTGAATTTCTGTAAAAAAATATTTCTAAAATTCTGAAAAAAAAATATTTCTGAAAATTCTGAAATTTCTAAAAAAAAAAATATTTCTGAAAATTCTGAAAAAAAAATATTTCTGAAAATTCTGAAAAAAAAATATTTCTGAAAATTCTGAAATTTCTAAAAAAAAATATTTTCAAAATTTCTGTAAAAAAATATTTTCAAATTTCAGAAAAAAAAATATTTTCAAAAATCTAAAATTTCTATATTATAAGAAAATGAAAAATCAAAAATTTAAAAATAAAAATATATGACATATATATAAATGGCTTTATACCCTCCACCATCAAAAGATTTAGGGATATTTGATAATTCAGTATTTATCCACGATGATACTGGAAGTTCAAGCGGTATTACACCGGCATATTTGGACGAACATTATTTAAAATATCCTAACGCACAAGGGACAGAAAACTTACAAACAACAAATGTAAATGGCTTACTATCCGCTAATAATGGATTAAAAATAGCGGATGGACTTAATTCAACAAATATTGATATGAATGCGGGTGAGTTATTGTTTAATAATTCTACTCCTTCAGGAACTGATGGAACTTATAAATTTAGATGTAATGATAGTTTAGGAACTGTTAAAAATCCTTTTGAAATTAGACCTAATACTATCAATCAAACTGTTGATACTCTTAATCAAACAACAATAACAACAAATACAATTGCTTCAACCGCTATAAATATGAAAGCACCGACAACAAAAATTGAAACTTCTACCGGAGTTAATGGATTGTTAATAACTCCTACTTCTTATACATCATATGGAAATACTACAACAATGAGAGATAGCGGTGGGGTTGTTATGTCGTCTTTAACTGCCGGAACGACAGGGGGGTATTATAATTCTATCGGAAGTAATGGATATAATTTTACTACAACTGGAGATTATTTATCAACAGCCGTCAATCATACATTTAGAAATGGATTGACAAATATTATGGCTTTATCAACTTCAAATATTGTTGGGACTGCTACCACAACAACTTTTAATTCTTCTGCTGGTAATCCTGTTATGACTTTATCGGCATCTGGTTCAACTATAACAGGACAAAATTTAACATTAACTACAACTGATGGAATAAGCATTAAAGACAGTGCTAATAATAACAATGTTATGTTAATGGATATGTCTGGAAATAATTTTATCAGTCAAATAACACCTGCTGTGGGAGGAGGAGAAGGAGTATATAAATTTAGAGCCCGTGATGCTGGAACAACTATATATACTCCTTTAGAGGTAAAACCGTCAAGCATAACATTATCATCTGATACAACTTCTATAGGTGGTTTAACGGTCAATATACAACCATCAGGAACAATAACAATTGGAGGATTAAATACAACTTTTACAACATCTAATCCTCCTACAATTACGGCTTTAATGCCTTTACCTTCAAATAGTTCTAATATTGTCCCTACTACGGCTTGGGTTCAATCTGTTATTAGTTCTTTACCTTCTTCAACTCCGACAATTACAGATACAAATACTTCATCAACTTATTATCCCGTTTTTGTTGCCGGTTCAGGGACACAAAATTTACTTGCTGATATTACTACAAATCCATTTTCTATAAATCCTAATTTAGGTGATTTTAAAATAGCATCTTCTGTATTGGTTGAAGCATCAACACAGAAAACATATTTTGGAACTTCTACGGGAGTGTCAGGAAGTAATATTCAAACAACCGCTATAGGGTTTGAGGCTGGAAATGCCTCTCAAGGTATTGGAAATACCGCAGTTGGATATCAAGCCGGATTAACATCACAAGGGACAAGAAGTATCGCAGTTGGATGGCAGGCTGGGTGTTCGTCTCAAAATCTTGAATGTGTTGCTTTAGGTTATGCTTCTGGAAATTCAAATCAAGGCACAATACTCGCTGGATTAACCGGTCAAAGTGTTGCTGTTGGGGCTTATGCTGGTCAATTCTTTCAAGGGACTAATTCTATCGCTATTGGATATTGTTCTGGTCAGGGTGTCAGTGGTAATATTAATACATATCAACTTCAAAGATGTGTCGCTATTGGTTCATTTACCGGACAAATAAAACAACAAATGGATTGTATTGCTATAGGATATCAAGCAGGACAAACAATTCAAGGATGGGTGACCGATGATGTATCAACATCAAACGGAAAATCAATTGCTATAGGATATCAAGCAGGACAATTAAGACAACGAGAATTTAATATTGCTATTGGATATCAAGCAGGACAAACAAATCAGGGGAGTACATCAATAGCGATTGGATATCTTGCTGGAGCATCAACACAGGGAATACGATGTCTGGCTATAGGACAATCGGCTGGTCAAACTACTCAAGGAGCACAAAGCATTGCTATTGGATGGTTGTCCGGCGTTAATAGTCAAGGGACACAATCAGTTGCTATAGGTATTCAAGCCGGTAATGGGTCGCAGGGGACAAATACTGTCGCAGTCGGTCATCAAGCAGGACAATCAACACAGGGTGCTGGTTCGGTATGTATTGGTAAAAGCGCTGGAAACGGTGGATTAGGGACTAATGCTATTGCTATTGGATTAAATGCTGGAACACTCAATCAAGTCGCTGATTCAATCTGTTTAAATGCTTCTGGAATTACTTTAAATCCATCTACAGCGAGTTTATATGTTAGACCAATTAGAAGTCTTGCTAATCCAGCCGGTTCTGGTTTTAAGGCTTTATTTTACAATCCATCTACATATGAAATCGTCCAAACAACATAAAATAATTGAAATTTAAGGTTTTAGAACTTATAATATATATATACGACATATACATTATGGAAAATTTACGAGTTATAACTCAAGACAATATTAGTCAAATTACTGACATACATAATCATCACGGATGGGGATTAGACATTGAAATGATATTAGAGAAAATACGAGTTAATGCGGTTGTCCTCGCACATCATCATAAGAAATATTATAATCATTTGAAGGAAAAATTAAAATATTTCAAAATACCTGTTATTATATTAGGTTCAATAAATACTGTATTGTCTATATCATTGGAAAATTATACTATTTGGTCTTCTGTCATTATATGTGGTTTAAATTTACTAATCACAGTTATTAGTTCTGTTGAAATGTTTTTAGGGATACAAAAATCATCGGAGACAAATTATATACTCCAAAGAGATTTTTATCTGTTATCTGTTGATATATTTAAAACTTTACAATTAGGACGAGAGAATAGAAATGTAAAGGGAATAGACTACTTAAACACGACATTTGACGAGTATAACAGATTATTTCAACTATCATCCCTCCAACATATAAAAGACAATCTAACCCCGTTAGAGAAAGAATATCAAACAACTGAAAGCCCTAACTCTCAAACAATTCATACCGAGACAAATATATAAATTTAAAAATAAAAATATATGACATATATATAATATGTGGAAAACTAAACCTATACCTTTAAGTGATAAAATAATAAATTTTTATGAAGTCATACCAAAGAAATATTTGAATACTGTTGATAATCCTAACGAAGATATACATAATATAAAATTACCGTTTAGGATGTGTGTTGTCGCCCCTTCAGGAAGTGGAAAGACTAATTTTATACTAAATATACTAAAAGTATTCGGACACGGAAAAGGAACCTTCGTTGATGTGTTTATAATAACATCAAATAAGGATGAACCATTATATAACTATTTAGAGGGAGAATTTGACGGAATTCAGATTAAAGAGGGAATGGCTTCAACACCTAATTTAGACGATATGGATAAGAAATATAATCATTTAGTCATATGGGATGATTTAGTATTAAATAAAAATTTGGATAATGTCTGTAAATACTATATGAGAGCGAGAAAACTTAACTGTTCTGTTATTTTCTTATCACAGTCCTATTATAAGATTGACCCTTTTATAAGATTGAACGCGAATTACCTCGTTCTATTTGATTTAGGAGGGGCTAAACGCAGTCAAACAGCGATTTTAAATGAATGGTCTCAGGATTTGGATAAAGACGAATTAAGAGCGATTTATAATGACGCTACGAGCCAAGATTTGAACCCGTTAATAATTACAGGTGGTAAGACACCACGAGATAAGAAATATAGGAAATCTTGGACTGAATATTATAACCTTGATGAATTCTTAAAGAATATACCAAGAACAAAGAAAAAAGGGACTAAAAAGAAGTCAAAAGATGATGATGAATTGTCAAGCGATAGTGATTAGACTTTTGATTTATTTTTCTTGATATAGACTTTTTCTTGTAATATTGAAGAACCCATATCTTTAAAATCTTTTTCAAGTTCTTGTTTTGTCTCAATCATATCCTGATATTTGTCTGTTAAAAATGTATGTCTCAATTGATTGACAGAAATTTTACCATCAAATAATTTATTCAATCGTTGGTTCAATTTTACATTTGTCAATTTGTTATAGTTGTTATCAAATAGTAAATAGTCTGTTGGATTTATCTTTATCCATTTTCTTATAATAGTCATCAATGATTTTGGAACTTCAATATTTTGTTGTCCGTAAGTTTTATAAGTTTTATAGGAATTGAAACAGAAACCTTTATTTCTGATATAGTTGTCCTTATCCATATCAATACTTTTAATTTTGAAATCAACATAATCTTTACTTCTTCTTGGAGGGATATATATACCACCTAACAAACATAGAATTATATAATTTTGTATTTGTTGTAAATCATCAATTGTTTTGTTGTCTTTCTTGTAAATCAAATTTGAATTTTTCTTAAGTTTTTCAAATAGTTTTACAATTTCATCATTTTCAATCCAACTGTCTGATTGTTTTTCATTCTTTATCTGTTTTGATTGTTCTTTATTATAGTCTCCTATATCATCAATCATTTGTGTTCTATAGTCCTTATTATCTGTCAATACAACCAAAGCCGATAGAATTGATTTTCTTTTGTTTGGTTCAATATCTTTTAAGAATTTCAATATTTCTTCAGATTTATCAAAATCAGTAATTTCATCGCTTGTTGGAAAAACTTTTAATAATAGGTTTTTCAATGTTGATGTGTAAGTGGAGAGGGATTGTTTTGAGAGGTTAGGGCGTTTTTTTTCTAATTCGTTTTTAATTTTAATATCCATTGTTAAACTTTATATGATTATTAATATTAATAATTATTTAAATGGTTTTCTGTTTTTATAAGAAATTGTATTTTTAAGAAAATAAAGATTTGAGGATATGAAATTATATATAGATGAGTATTCATATCAAACAATGTGTTATTAGATGTGTTTGGGACACAATTCAAAGGTATTTGAATAAAGAGGCAGAAATCAATAAGATGATAGGGAAAGGTGGATTAGGATATCGGATTGATAGAGGCATTAGTGGAGATGGACTTAACGAAGCTATGGAATTTAAAAAAATATCCGATACAAGGCTGATTAAAGCAAAGAAAGACGAATTACAAGAATATTTAAATTCAGTTAATGAAGATATTAAAGGATTTGAAAACGGGGATTATGGAATTCTTGGAGGAGATGAAGGAGAAACACAAGAAGAAATTATTCAAAATTTAAAAAAGGAAAAAGATGAAATAGCATCAAGAATAGCCAAATTAGAACAGGAAGAAGAATTTAAGAATGAACTTAATATTTCAAGAGATGATTATAGGAAAATGTTTGAAATAGAAGGTATTAAATTTGACAATAGTTGGAATATACCAAAATCAACAACTGAAAAATTATTAGAAAAGATAGCATCAACTTATGATGAAAATATAAAAAAAAAAGAAAATACTATAAGAGAATTAATTAAGATAAGCGGAGATGGAGAACATAAAGATACATTAGATGATATTGATATACCGACATTGAATAAAATTTATGAGTTATCAAAATTAAAACATACTAAAAGAGGCTACGAGGGAGATGACAAATATATTGTCAATGACTTAATAGAAAATTATGAGAAATCAAAAGACAATATTGATAAGTTATATGATAAGGAATTTAAGAAGAAAATGAAAGCATTGGATACAACAGAAGAATTTGATAAGGAAGTATTAGAAAGAGAAGAATATTTGAAAAACATTGAAAATATAGACATCAATGATTTTGAAGAAGATAAAATAAAGGAAGAAGCAGAAACTATTGTCAATAATTACGAAGAGTTAAAAAAAGAGTATAATAATCCAAACTATTATAAGGGAGATTATGAGGACGGGGAAAAATATTTTGGAGGGACTGGAGACAATAATTTTGAAATTTCATATATACCTCTAAAAGATAAAGAAGGTATTGAAACAAAAACAGCAATAGACGAAAAAACCGGAAAAAAGAAAGTTGTTGAAATATACTTCAAGGAAGATTATGAACATCCGTTATTGGAAAGTTGTGGTCATTTATCATCGTTGATATATTCTTTAGATAATGAAGAATGGAATAAGATGATAAAAGGTAATGCTAAAGTCATACGATATGTCAATACAGATGTTAATACATATGAAAATATAAACGGGAAGAAAGAGTTAATATATGGAAAAAAATCATTCAATGTTTATGACAATCTTGTTGAAATTGAGTATAAGGATGAGGATGGAAATACCAAAATCGCAAAATATACAATTGAGAACAAACATTATCAAAATGCCGGAAGTAAGACCAAAGTTGAAACCGGAAAGCATCAATATGACTTATTCAATGAAGATACAAATTTAGATAGTGTCATAAAAAAGAATAAGTTAAAAAGAGACTATACCTATAAGAATATATTAGAGACAAATGAAAAAGTTGAATTGAAATATTTGAAAGATGAGAAAAGTAAAGATATTAGAGATATAAATGATGATATAGAAGAATTAGATATGTTAATGAAAATAGCAGTTGAGGATAATGATAAGAAAGAAATAAAAAGACTAAAAAATGAAATAGAAAAAAAGGAAAAAGAAATAATATCAATATTGAATAAAACATCTCCCTATAAAAAAACAATAAACCTAACACTAACCAAGACTGGATTAATATTGGATGAAAAATTAACGACTGAAGGAAGTTTTTCATCTCCATTACAATACGAACAGGCTAAAAATGCTTATGGAGCGAAAACAGTCCCTAAATTTGATGAAAATGGTAAAATTAGTGGTTTTGTAAAAAAGAATGGGAGTAAAATTGATAAGGTCGGAGATAACAAATTATTGATAGGTTCAAAATTGTTAGTTGATATGACATTGGTTGATAGAGAGATAGGTATTAATTACAGCAAGTTAATAAAGGAAGGGAAAATAATACCATCAAACATATTGAAAACACAACCTTTGACAAAAGATAAAAATAAACAATCGTCATTTAATGCCGTTGGGTTTTTTGAAAATCAAGTTCATATTATTAAAAACGCACCGACAAAAATTATAAAATCAACATCTCCTCCGTCAGAGAAATCAACAAAGAAAAATAAATCAAAGAAAAAATAAATCAATTTACACATAAAATTTTATATTATGTTATATAAGGAAATGGTATTAACTTCGTGGGGAGAACAAGCGATAAAGGATATTGAGAAAAGAAGTAAAGAACTTGATATAATACACGAAAAAAAAAGACAGAGAATTGAAGAATTAAAAAATATACTCGCTTCAAAAAAAGCAAACAAGGCAAAAGAAATTGAAATAGAACCTGAAAAACCTGTAAAAGTCAAGAAACCATCAAAAGCCGAAAGAGCACAAATTGAAGAAAATACAATATTAACAGAATTGATGGTATTGAGAAATAAATTTTTATTGTCTCAACCAGAATATGAGAGTTTATATAAGATGACAAGAAATCAATTGTTTAACAATGTTAGGAAGAGATTGGACGACTTTACCAAAGCAAATAGGGAGGACGAGAATGATACATCACATATTAAGAAAATAGAACCTCCAAAACCTAAACCTATTGATATTAGATATAATACTCTTATGGAGAAAATAAAAAAATATTTCAATGAAGGAAAGATAGGAGAAAAAGAAATTACAATTCTGGCTAAATCATTGAATAAGGGAAAATATGAAAAAGTTGAAAAATATTTCAGTTCATTAGAAACCCCGAAGAAAGCAACTTCAACCAAGAAAGAGACGATTTCAAAGCCTGAGAGTAAGGTTAAAGCCCCTCCAAAGCCTAAAAGTCCTCCAAAACCAAAATTGAAGGAGGGTAAATTATATGATTTAGAGAGTGAATTGAAGAAAAATAAGTCCAATAAGTTCATAATTTCAACAGATACGAAGACTTATAAGGAAAATTTGACACCAAGTATTAAAAAGGCTTTAAGGGCTTCAATTATTGATAGATTAGACAAGGATTTAGAAGGAAAGGGACTAATGGAGTATTTGAACGCATTTTAAGTCATTTCAAGGCTATAGAATGAGACTAAACACCTATTAAAATTGATTTAAAGGGATTATAAGGACATAGAATTGGACTAATCTCAATCTAAAGTCAATTATAAGGGATTGTAATAAGACTAATAAAATCCAAAAGTCAATTATTTTTATCATAGTGAAATTTATACTATTTTTTACTATTATTTTTTATTAACTCTCAAGAAGGAGGACATTCTAATGACTTGGAATAGGACTAAATGAGTTCTAAACACAATATGCTCTCATTCTTATGATGAAAATTCTATTTTTTACTATTTTTAATTTTATCAACCTTCAGGAGGGATGGTATTTTAAGGACATAGAATGAGTAAGAATTGAGATTATATTGAGTTTAGTCCTATTCTTATGATGAAAATCCTATTTTTTACTATTTTTAATTTTATTAACCTTCAGGAGAAGTCCTAACATAACATCCTAAAACAAGGTTAAACTCATTCTAAACTTGATTTACTCTCATTCTAATTGTTAAAATCCTATTTTTATCATTATAAATTTTAATAAGTAGGGCATTTACTCTCATTCTAATGACTTGGAATAGGACTAATCTCAATCTAAACTTGATTTACTATCATTCTAACTTTTTATTATTCAATTTTGACTTTTTTCAAAATATTTGACTTTTTTCTTTAAAAATATACGATTTAAAGTCTTCAGAAAGGTTCAATTCTAAAGCCTTAAAACCCTTAAGAATTGAGTTTATAAAAATAAAAAAACTTCTTAAATCCTATTTTATATATTTTTTTGAGAAATCGTTAAAAAAAAGTTATAAAAAAAGAAAAATTTTTAAAAAACTAACTTTTTCAAGAGTTTTCAAAAAAAAAATATAAACTTGTTTTTGAGAGAATTTTTTTTTTTTTGAAAATCCTAAAATACCTATAATTTTTAAATTTGTAATTTGTAAAAAATATAAAACAATGAATACATATAGTCATATACATTATGGAGAAAATAACTCAATCAACCATCAACTCATTAAAGAAGTCAGGAAGAATAAAAGAAACTGATATAATAGGAGGGAAACTAACAAGTGGTATAGCAAAGGACTTGTATAAGGATAATATCAGAGTAAATCCAAAATACTATATACCAAAGGATAAGAAAAAATATTTTCATAATAGTGAGATTGAAGGAGGAAGACTAAATCTTGGTAAGGCATTCAAAACATTGGGTAGGATGACTAAACATAGTATTGAAGATGTTAAAACAGGTATTGAGGATATAGGACACAAAGCAGTTATGAAGTTTAGAGAGGCTGGTAATGAAGTAGGACAAGTAGGAAAAGAAATAGGTTCAAAAATTGAGAAATATGGAGATACCGTTTTAAATGGAAGGGATGATTATCCTCCATATGTCCGAGAACTAATCAATAAATATGGAAATGAAACAATTACTGAAATGACTATTGATAGCAAGAAAGTAAGTGATACACTTACCAGCGCATTGAATGTAGCATCCTTAGGGGCTTTTGATAAAAGAATGAAGCGAAGCGGTCTTGACAGCGTTAATCATCTGGCTATTATTCTAACCCTATCTGATGGAAAGAGATTAAAACTTGAAAAGGAAGAAGCAATCAATTTAACTGAAAATCCAAAGAAAAACAATAAACAAAGAAAAATTTCTAACATACCTTCTGGACTTACCCTTAAGACTTTATTAGACAATGGGGAGAAATATATGGGTGAGAAATGGTTTAAATATAGTGCTTCAAGCAATAATTGTCAAGACTTCATTATGGGAGTATTGAAAGGAAGTTCTATAGGAAGTCAAGAGGATTATGATTTTGTTAAACAGAATACAGAAAAATTATTTAAAGGAGATAGTTTTTTAAGAAAATTATCAAATACAACAACTGATTTAGGTGGTAAAGTCAATGAAATCGCTTACGGAGCAGGCGTTGGATATGATTGTGATAGTTCATCTTGTAGCAGTAGTGATAGTGAAGGAAGTATTATTGAAGGAATTGAGAAAATTAGAAAAAGAATTAAAAAACATAACAGAGTAAAAGGCGGAAAAATTAATATAGCAAAATCTTTTAGAAAATTAGGTTCAACAGTCAAGAAAGGATTTTATAATGATTTAGTAAATCCAACAAAGGATATAGCAAACGATGTGGCTGACTATACAACAAAGAAGAAAGGAGGACTGGCGAGCCTAATGGTTCATAAAGGAATACCTATTGTAGCAGGTCTGGCGGGTTCAGCCGCTGTTAGTGCGCTGGCGCCTGAATTAGGTTTATTGGGAAAAGTCGGAGGAAGTCAGCTAGGTCAGCTCGCAGGTAATAAACTGGCTGATTATGTAGGAGACAAAACAGGAACAGGAATGGGTGATTTAGTTCATATAGATATTGGAAGTCATAATGCTAAAGGGAATATCAAAGGAGAAGGCAGAAAAAGAGGGAGAAAGAAGAAATCGCCTGTTGAAGTGGTAATCACTGAACCTAAAGCCTTTAGAAGGGCTAATAACTCATCATTGGAACAATTATTAGAAGCATCAAGACTTAAGGAGGAAAAAGAGTTAAAAAAATCAATGAAAAATATGACAATGGATATAAGTAAAATTAAAACTCATATAGGTGCTGGACTTGTTAAAGGAAGTCCGGAAGCAAAGGAAAAAATGGCGAGAATTAGGGCAATGAAGAAATCAAAAAACTAATTGAAGGGGGTGAATTACCACTCGCTATTAAAAAGAAAATATCAAAAGAACTCAAAAATTATACAGAAGATGAAATAGAGGAAGATTATGAAAAATTAAAAAATATTGACATCAAGAATATTACAGCAAATACCAGAACAGGAAATAAATTTGTTGATTATTTTACATTCATCAAAAGATTGGAAACTGTGGGAAAGAAAGGTATTAGTTTTTTTGACTTTTATGAAAATAAATCATCTTATGCTAAAAAACAGTATATAAAAAACCTATTGAATTATATGGGAGACAAGAATGAATATGAGAAATGGTATAGAGTTTTTAATCTCTATATGAGTTCAATATCAATATTTAAACCAGTCATAGCAATGGAGATTTATAATAAGTTTAAGCCTAAATGTGTTCTTGATATGACAATGGGTTGGGGTGGGAGACTTGTGGGTGCTTGTGCCCTAAACATACCAGAATATATAGGTATTGATTTAAATAAACAATTGATTAAGCCTTATGAAGAAATGAAGGATAAATTAATAGAATTGGGAACAAAAACCAAAATCAGATTAATATTCAAGAATGCCTTATCAATTGATTATTCTAAATTCAATTATGATATGGTTTTTACATCTCCTCCTTACTATAATATTGAAATCTATAAAGGAACGAAGAAACAATCAAAAGAAGAATGGAATAATAATTTTTACATCCCGTTATTTACCAATACATATAAACATTTACAGAAAGGAGGAAATTATATTCTTAATGTCCCTATTGAAGTTTATGAGGAAGTTTGTATCCCTCTATTAGGAAAAGCAGATATGCTTATAGAATTGAAAAAACAAGAAAGAGGAAATTCTATAAATTACAAGGAATATATATACTGTTGGAAAAAATAATTAAAACTTATACCAGTATTATAGGTAATGTCAAAATACTATATTTATAAAATTTACAGCAAGAAAAATCCAAGTCAGTTCTATATAGGCTCAACAAATAATATTTCTGTAAGGAAATCAAAACATAAGAAAAATACAACAAACAAAAGAAGCAAAAATTATTGGAATTTCTTATATCAGTATATAAGGGCAAATGGTGGATGGATAGAATTTGAAATGACAGAAATTGATAATTTCATAGCAAACACAAATGATGAAAGATTATCAAAAGAACAGGATTATATAATTTTACTAAATCCTTCATTGAATTCTATATTTTCTAAAAAACAGTAAAACAAAATAATTTAAAATTTTCTATACTATATATATTATACAATATGGATATTTCATTTATTACAAAGAAAACTAAAAATATAAAACTTGATAACAAGTTTGACAGCCTGACAGTTCAATCAGACAGTGAAGAAGAGACAGTGAAACCTGTGGTCGTACAAAATGCCGATGAACTATATAAATCAGATATTCAATGGGTTGAACCGAGAGAACCCGAACCAATCAACGATTATGAAATTAATATGTTGAAAAACACAAAAAACCCTTTTCAACTTTTAGAGGATGAAATTATTGAAACTAAACCAGAATTAACGGAGAAACAGAAGCGAAGACAATATATAACAATGATTAAAGTTGTCGCTTTAGATAGTATGGGTAAAAACTGTATGTCAAATCCTTCATATTTTTCAAAGAAAGAGAAAGACAAATTAATCAAATTGATGGAAGAATTTATGGAAAAGCCGGAAGAAGAGATTAAACCCTTATTCAATGAGATAGTAAGTGAGAAATTATTTCATCCAAGTGCTGACTATTCAAACTATCCCGTTTATGATATTTAATAAAAAGGTAATTTACTAATTTTAACATTTAAACATATATATAAGTATATATTTAATGAGTGGATATCCCTTAAGAAAACCAAGCGATGCGAGTGCCTTTAGAGAGGACTATATAAAACTGTTATCATTACAAGCAAATAATGATGATATGAACCTCCAAGCAAATAAGATTTATAAAGAAACAGGACAATTACCGGCTGTATCTCAAATGAAGGATACGCGAACAACTTCTGAAATCCTCGCAGATACAGAAAGATTAAAAGTTGGATTATTAGAAGATTTGAAACCGTTAGGAAGTCCAAATTTCTGTATGGCTGTCATTCAAAGATTAGAGAAATCAAATTTAAATTTAGACGGTTCATTATTTACATATTTCGTTCAATCAGCCCCTGAATTTGTTAAAAATCTTCAAAAGAAATACAAATATGGGATTAAGGGAGATTTGAATGATGTTGAGAAAATGGTTGAATTCATTGAAAATGCCTATAATCAATCCAAATCAATGAATTCAACCGTTAAATCAAATTTTGACAGACCATTATCAAAAGGAAACAATATTTTTACTTCTTCAAAAACTCAATTGGATGATTTTATGAAAGGATTGAAAGAAGTATTACATTCAATAACATTAAAAACCACAGATATCAATAAAGCAATCATAATGAATATATACGATAAAGTCAGTTTATTGTCAAGGTTTTTTACTGACAGAATTTTTTCTAATATGAAATTATACTATTTGAAAGAATTTAGAAATATTGAAATGATTGACGATAGAGGGCGTGATATGAAACTTATGGCTGATATATATAAAGAATTAAATGAATATGTTGAAGAATTACCAACTATAGATACATTGAACTCATTAGTAAGACAACTTGAAAAATCAACACAAAATAGAAATGCTGGATTAGAAAACCAAATATTATTGAAAATTGATGAATTATTATCTCCTGTTATAGAAATTAGTGTTTCATTTGAAAGAATGATTGAACTTACAAACGATTATGGTGATTTTTATGATGCTGACATTACACAGTTAAATAAGCCTAACGAGGGTATAGAAGATTATTCAGCAGAACCAATATCACTTGAAGGAGAAGGTATAACAAAAAAAAGACGAGGACGCCCTAAAGGCAGTGGGATTAAACCTAAAACAACATATACTCAAAGTGTGAAAACTCATAGTGATTTAACTAAAGGTATTGAAGAAAGTCCAAGATTTATTAAGTTTGGACGATATCTTATCAATACTCAAAAATTGAATAATAATAACATCCTATCATTAAAGCGTCCAAGTGGTGGTGCTATAGTTGAAATCCCTTCAACAAGAGTGTCTCAAAATTTATCAAACATTATCAAAAAAATGATTGGTGGTTCAATCCCTACATTTAATGAACTCGCAAGTTTAAGCGAACCTGAAAAAATATATCTCCATAAAGTCTCAACAAAAGCAAATATCAGTGATAAATTTTCAATACCAGCTCCTTCAAAAGATGCTCGTGAGAAAGACATTCATTTATTTGAAGTCCAAAAAGGAGAAATTATGGCGGGTAATGATAACAAGGATTTAATCAAGAAATTCAAACTTCATTTAATCAAATTATCAAGAAATGGATTATTACCAAAAAAAGAAGTCGCTGAAGTTATGGAGGAGTTAATTAATATGGGACACTAATCCCTTGAAGAGCATTAACAAAAAATACTAATATAAAATTATACCTCTATACTAATCCTATAAATGTCGTATAACTACAATCCAAAGGTATTACATCCGGATAAAATACTCCCTCAAATGGAGAGTGGAGAATTTCAACCATCATTTTATTTTGGAGGCTCTCAAGTCCCTGTCAATTTAGGTATTAAAGGGAGTGGAGTTTGTAAAAAATCCCCGTATAAATCTCACGTTATGTTAAAAGAAGGTTTAGACTGTCAAGGACGGGGGATTAAAACCACTTGTCAAAAATACTGTAAAATATATTTACCAAAGAAAATTTAAAACTTAAAAAATAGACTTGTTATAATATTATATCAAAATGTTCGTTTTAGTATTTAATGAAACAAATATAGTCAATGACGGAGAAAATAATAAACTCGTTTTTAGATTTCCAAATTCAACAAATTTAACAAATAAACAAATAGCGGTGTCAAGTATTTCAATGTATTATTCTTGGTTCAATATTACATCGGCTTTTCAAAATAATATATTGACATATACTTGGACCAGTGGGACAACAACCACAACTTATACAATTAATATACCTGACGGTCTATATCAAGTTGATGCTATAAATAACTATTGTCAATATGTTATGATACAGAACAACACATATTGGACTGATGCCGGTGGAGACAATTATTATCCTTTTGACATTATTTCAAACGCAAATAGGTATGCTTATCAAATCAATACATATCTAATACCAACATCTCTACCTGTGGGCGATTCAATCCCTGTAGGCTTCGTTGGATTTCCGACAACAACTCAAAATAGCGTTATTACTATACCGGCAAATTTTAATAAAATTCTTGGATACACAGCTGGATTTTCTACAAATCCAAATACTGGAGATGCTTATAATCCTCCAAGTCCTACCAATAGCAATAATTATGTTGATAAAAGTGGTAATGGGACTTTATCATATTTAAGTAATATATCACCTCAAGTCCAACCAAATAATAATATTTTATTTTCATTGTCAAACATTAGTAATCCCTATACTCAACCATCATCAATTATTTACTCACTAAATCCAAATGTGGATATAGGCAAACAAATTATTGAAAAACCACCAAATTTTATGTGGAATAAAATGATTGATGGGACATATAACGAATTGAGGCTTACTCTACTCGGTAATAATTTACAACCAATAAAAATACAGGACCCGAATATGACTATTTTATTGACAATCAAGGATAACGATGAAAGATTATAAAAGTATTATTTATAAAATCAATTTAAGTATTTATTCATTCTTACTATATATACCAAAATGAATGTTTTAGAAGATGACAACTATATTAACAAATTATATGATGAATTGACAACATCAAGAAATACATTAATGTTAGAATTGAAGAACGATAAAGAATTAACAAAGGAGAAATTTATAAATCCAAAATTACAGTGTGTTGAGACTATAACAAAATTATTACTAAAGTATAGAAATATTAGGATTAAAGAAAAACTCAAAAGTCAATAATAACAAATATAAAATTATAACGATATACAATGATTATATAAAATGGTTCATAACCCTGTAATAAGAATTAAACTACCCTATTCTAACGCAATCTCTAATATGAGAGGCAAAATAATGGGTAAAGGTAATGGCTCTGTGCTTTTAAGAACTGGAGGTGCTGGTGGTGGTTCATCATATAGCGATATTGATGACTATATAGCAACAACGGGAATTAATCCCTACTCACGCTCAAACGGTAAAGGACTTACAGATAAATTACAAAAATTATCTATCGGTAATACTTCATCAAGACCAACCCGAAAAAATATAACTATGTAAATCCTATTTTTTATAAATTGTTGAAAATGAATTTAAATAATTATCAATATTGATAATTATATAATTATGTGTGATAAACTTGTTTATGACTTGTCTCAAGAAGTTGAAGGCTCTCCAAATATTTTTGTAAGAAAGGATTGGTTAAACATTCTTGATAATCAAAATCAAAATTACAATAACAATCAATCTGTGGTGGATACATCACAGCTATCCAACTCTAATAAATGGATGTCTTATAGAGAGGCTTATTTTTCTATCCCCTTTATTGTGTCTTTAGGAACTGCCGGAAACCCTGTTAATGCTGGTAATATCGCCGTGACGGATTATTTTACTCCTGATGACGCTGCGACCAGCGCTGATTATTCTATTGGTCTAAAAAACTGGTTTC